ATAAAGAGAACACACAATGTTTCATGCAATTCCTCCGTCATAATTGGTGGTTTTATTCCAAAAATAGAATTTATATATTGAATATGTTCAAAATATTTGTTCAACCCCAATTTTCGTAAAATTTCACGCATTTTATCGTATGTTATTTCTTTTATATCGTAAATACGTTCTTTTTTTATGCGTTTTCGTATTGCGTCAATCACCTCTTCTGGAATTTGAGTTGTTTCTTTTGCTTGAAATTGAGAAAGGATTTCTTTGAAATGATTCAAACGGATATATGCGGTATAAGAGACCTCAACGGGTGGTTCTTTATTTGACGGTTTACAACTGTCAACAATATACGGTATAAATTTCCCACATTTATTATTATTGCAAATCAAAATGCCCTCCTCATCTTGTGGGATCATTTCACCTTCACGGCAAGAATAACAGACATCCGCTGACAAAACATAATCTTGAATATTGAATATTTCGTTTTTCACATTTTTCCAATATTTATGATACAAATTGCGGCTGTTTTTGTATCGATCATCAATGAGTGATGGTTTTTGTTCGATGATTTCAAATATATTGTCAGAAATGTCTTGTTTTTTAATATTAAAAAAAGATTTTATCTTATCCCCGTTTTCATTAGAATAATTATTACATGATCCATTTAATGATTTGCCCGAAGAAATATTTTTCATTTCCTCGAAATATTGAAAAATATATTTTGAATTGTTCAAATAATAATTTTTCTTTTCACGTTTTAATTGTTTTATTTTTTCATTTATTATTTGAATAGAGTCTTGAATTTGAAATATTTTTTCACGATCTATTTTTTCTAAAAAAATAGAACTTAGTAGTTCGGTGTTATTATTATTTATCTGATTATTATTATTTGTATGATCATGATTATTTATATCATGATCATTTGTTTTATTGTTATATTCATCATGACAATTGAGTTGCCCTTTTATTTTTCGTTTTGGTTTATTTTGCAATCGATCCTTATAAATAAGTTCCCCCCTTTTTTTTATGAGTAAATTTTTTTCTTCTATCAACTTCGGTATTTCAACCGTTTCTATTCTACAAAACCGCTTTACCATTTCAGTGTGTTTTTCATCTATTGAAATCGTTTGTTTCATGTGTTTATTTATTACTATATACAGAGTGTTTTATATTTTTATTATAAATAATTGAATCTGTGTAAATGTTGCATTTTATTTGCGTTTGAAATAAAAAAATTATCATTGTATTATCATTATAATTTCATAAATTGGGTGAATTCATCTTTATTTAGCAATATTTTTGAATTTATTTTCTTTTTGTATTATATAATTAAAAAAAATGGCAGGTGGATTAATGCAACTTGTAGCGTATGGTGCCCAGGACGTATTTTTAACCGGAACACCCGAGATCACTTTCTGGAAGGTTTCTTATCGTAGATACACTAATTTTGCAATGGAAAGTATTGAACAAACCTTTTCTGGACAAGCTGATTTTGGTCGTCGTGTGACATGTACTATTAGCAGAAATGGTGATTTGGCTTACAAGACTTATTTACAAGTAACACTTCCAGAAATCAATCAGTCAATGTGTAAAAGCGGCTCATCAACCACCGCCACTCAAGCCGCTGGTGTTTATGCACGTTGGTTAGATTTCCCTGGTGAGCAATTGATTGCACAAATTGAAATTGAGATTGGTGGGCAAAGAATTGACCGTCAATACGGTGATTGGATGCACATCTGGAATCAGCTGACAATGTCTTCTGAACAATACGCTGGATACAGCAAAATGATCGGTCATACCACTCAATTGACTTATATCACAGATCCATCTTTTGCAGATATTGCCGGTCCATGTGCATCGTCCGGCGGACCTTCCCAAGTGTGTGCACCACGAAAAGCTCTTCCTGAAACAACTCTTTATATCCCACTTCTTTTTTGGTGTTGCAAAAACCCCGGTCTTGCTCTCCCCCTTATCGCATTACAATATCACGAGGTGAAATACAATATTGATTTCCGTCCCATCGGTGAGTGTTTGTGGGCTGTAAATGATCTTTCCAGCATGACAAGCACATCGAATCAAGTTGTTGCGGCATACCAACAGTCAATTGTTGCCGCTTCTCTTTATGTAGATTATATTTTCTTGGACACAGATGAACGTCGTAAGATGGCACAAAACCCACATGAATATCTCATTGAACAACTTCAGTTCACTGGTGATGAGTCTGTTGGTAGTTCAAGCAACAAAATCAAACTTAACTTTAATCATCCAGTAAAGGAACTTATCTGGGTTGTTCAACCAGATGCAAATGTGGATTATTGTTCCTCTCTTATCCCAACCTCAACTCTTTATAAAACTCTTGGTGCTCAACCATTCAACTACACCGACGCAATTGATGCTCTTCCATCCGCAATTCATGCTTATGGTGGTCCTCTGGAGACCAACGGCACTGAGGCATTCATTGTTAATGCTACTGGAGCTAATCATGGACTTTTTCAAATGCCGGGTGCAATGGATGCTAAATTCAATAACACCACAACTAATGCTTGGAATGATGGTACTCCAGGTTTTAAACCCGACCAACCGTTTGCTCCAGCGGACGGACTGTATTCTGGTTCAACTGTAAGTGATGCGGGAACATTTGTTCTTGCTGAAACCGCATTGAATATGCACTGTTGGGGAGAGAACCCATGTGTCACCGCCAAGTTGCAACTAAATGGACAGGATCGTTTCTCTGAACGCGAAGGTTCTTATTTTGATGTTGTTCAACCTTTCCAACACCATACCCGCAACCCCGATACTGGAATTAACGTGTATAGCTTTGCATTGAGACCTGAGGAACATCAACCAAGCGGCACTTGCAACTTCTCGCGAATTGATAATGCCGTTCTTCAATTAATTCTTTCAAATTCTGCTATTTCGGGAACCAATACCGCAAAAGTACGTGTTTATGCAGTCAATTATAATGTCCTGCGCGTCATGAGTGGCATGGCTGGGGTTGCTTATAGTAACTAGGTAAGGTATGGCGGGTGTCGCCTACGTTTTAATACAAAAATAATTTTTTCATACAAAAATAATTTTTTCATACAAAAAAACAATATTTTGTATGAAAAAAAAATGATTTTATATTACCATCAACTATAAAATATTATACGAATGTAAAACATAAAAAAATGATTTTATATTATTATTGCAAAATAAAATATTATTATATGTTCTCTAAATAAATTTCATATACCAATCACACATCCGAAGAATTTATATAATCCATTAGCATTTTATATTTTTCTTCTGTAGATACTTTTACAGAACGGGTTGTCATCCAATCATTCTTATTATTTTGTTTTTGTTTTGGGTGTAATCGTCCACAACAAAAACCATCCCCCCTTGTATCTTTTGCAGGAACATAATAACAATAATTTGGTATATCTTCCGCTTTAATACAACAACCTTCCGGAATATTTGTTCCTTTAGAATAAACTCTTATTTTTGGTATATATGGTTCAATCACAGGTGGTGCTGGTTTTTCTTTTGGAGGTTGTTGTTTCGTAATGATAATTTTTTCTTTTTCAATATGATGTTTTTCTCTTTTCATGATTCGGTACTTACATATATCTATATCTGGAATTTCAATCGTATTTTCTAGAGTGTATTGCGATACACGTTTACATGTCTCTATAAAATCATCAAATGACATTGAATTTTTCATTTGATTACATTCACGACAACAACTAACACAATTTTCTAAATTATATCCAATATTATTATCAACCCTATCAATTCCATTATGGTGTTCTTCATTTGGTTCTTTGCCACAATAATAACAAAAATATGTTTTTAATGTGTCAAATTCTTCTTTAGTAAGATTAAATTCATATTCTTTTTTTGTTGAACGTAAAATATAATCTCTATAACTGGAAGAATTTGAATTCGGCCATATATCGGGTCGTAAAATTCCAAAACCATTGAAACGAAATGATATATGTTGACATCTTTGTATAAATGATATTGGATCAAGTGAACCCTTTATAAAATTACATTGTTTACAACAAGATACAGTATTTGATTTTTCATAAGACCCTGCACTATTCATACGGTTAATACCGTTCAGTGTTTTATCACTGTAAAAACCACAATAATGACATTTAGAAGTCATCATTTTATAACATATTTCGTCGGTTAAATCTTCTTTCCAATGGATGCCTTTTTCTTGTGCTTGTTGTTTTATACCACCAAATCTTTTTACAAAATTTTGAGTGCCCCATTCTTTCAAATGTTCTTTATTTTTTTCTCTCCATTTTTTTGCAATTTCTGAGTTGTGTTTCAAAAACTCTTCTTCATTTTCTTCTCTTTTTCTTTCTCTGTATTTTTGATAATTTTTTGCTTTTTTACAATACTCTTTTCGTTTTTCAATAATATCAGGTCGTTGTTTTTGTATTTCATCTCTTTCACGGCACTTTAGACATATTTTTACAGGATTGCCTGTTTTACCAATGAAATGATCAATATGTCTTGATACTTTACATTTAGTACATTTTTGCATGTTATCTGCCGTTTGGTCGTTCGATGATTTGTTAGAATTCATAATCATTGTGTATGCTTCTTATAATTGCACCTTTTACAAATCAATTTTATACAAAAAAATAAAAAAGATTATTATTATTCATTACAATAAAACACAAAAACACAACAGACATCAATTGTATTTTATGTATTGAAACAAATAAAACTTTATTTGTTAATGTCTATCGTTCTGTTATTTTTCATACAAAATAATATTATTTTGTATAAAACCATATACAAATATACATATATAATTCTCCCAAACCCATTCCGAAAGGGGTTTAAAAAAATAGACATTAAAATTAATAATTATTGTTTGTGCTTTTTATAATAGGTGTAAAATGATAGATATATAAATTCATGTAAATGATAGATATATAAATTCATGTAAATCATTTATTTTATAGATTTGGACAA